GCGCCTACAAATCAGTTCGTCAACCAGTTTAAGGACACGTCCCCCAAAGGGGTCCTCATGGACCCCGTCCCCCAAAGGGGTCCTCATGGACCCCGTCCCCCAAAGGGGTCCTCATGGACCCCGTGCCGACTGCTTCCAGGTAGCGTCACACACTGCACACTGATACATCCAAACTACATTTTTGGCGTCCAACTTGATGCCTACAATGTTAGACTCTTTGCCTTTGGTCGGACACGGAGGTGAACGTGTCGTATTGGGACACTTCATGTTTGTGAACCTCGGAAGCGTTGGATCATACTTCAGATATGGATTAATAGAGAACTGAATCGAGGTATCTTGCATTAAATCATGGTCATAGACCACAGGGTTCTCCGACGTGATTTGTTCTTCGTAAGGACATTGACGACACTTGAGAAACGCTGACCCATCTCGCTCTTCGATATTGTAAAGCATATTATCACACTGTGTACAGAACTTCATATTGTGGTTAGATTTCCTTACTCTAAGTTCTTCCATTTTTTACTAGTCAGGAAACGTGCGTTTAAAATGGACAATGTCCCAACTACTTCTCTGTCCTTAGTATTACAGGATGCTTAAGTCAAAGTTAAATGATTTTCTCAACGGAACTGGAAAGGAGACCGATCCAGATAAGAAACGATATGGACGAGTTTCTAAAGGCGAAAACACAACACATAATGGAATGTCTGGGGGCGCTTGGTGCATTCAAGACGAAGACATACCTGAATTTTACAAACTCTATTGCGAATACTTGCGTGACAACGGTCCACTTCACATGACCGAGAAGAGCACACGAATTGGAGCAATGCGAATTGACTTGGACTTTATCTACGATGGAGAGAAGGATGATCACCTTCACACACAAGAGCAAGTGGTTGCATTCACAACTGCTTATATGGCGGAAGTGAAGAAGTTCATCAAGGTTCCAGAGGCAGTTGAGATCTTTGTGAGCGAGAAACCTAGACCTACCTATTACAAGGACAAGGACCGCTCAAAGTCAGGTCTCCATCTTGTCATTCCTGCAATCAAGACGAACCGTTTTGTAGAAGAGAGAATTCGAATGAACTTGGTTAACCGAATGCCTGAATTCTTTCCAGATTTACCTCTTGCAGAAGACTGGAGAAAGGTCTATGATCCATCACCACTGACTCATACAAATAACTGGACCTTACTCGGATCTAAAAAGAAGGAAGGAACACCCTATCAGATCAAGTATATCTTAGATTGGGATCCTGAAACTGGTGAAATGAGCATTGATAACAATGTTCCATTGATGACTACACCTGACCTTCTCAAGAAGATGACCGTTCGTTCGGCACCTTCTGAAGAGACACCGATGACTGAGTATGCAACTGAAGAACTCAAACCCCGTCTTCAAAATGCAGAGGATATGAAGATTTCTGGAGGCAATGCACTTCAACCAACACGAGGACGTCAAGCAGTCCGTGGAGACATTAACTCTCGAGGTTCTTCACCAGACAATACAGCATATCGTCAGTCATTGACTCCTGAAATCTTAGAATACTTGACTGCACATGTCTATAATCTTGCAGAGTTTCGATACAAGGAATATAAGGACTGGATTGATGTGGGTATTTGCTTGAAGAACATTCATCCAGAACTAGAGAGCGTGTTCTTAGAGTTCAGTAAACAAGATCCCAGAGCAAATGACCGTGAAATCTCAGCAAAGTGGAACTCATTCAGTTGGCGATCGGATGGTGCACGTCTTGAATTGCGTAACCTTCTGAAGTGGTCAAAGTTAGACAACTTCAGTAAGTATGAAGAGATTGAGAGAACCAATGTCAGTCGATTGGTGAAGGAAGCAGCAAATGCTGGAACAGAACATGATGTTGCTCAAGTTGTGTATGCAATGTTTCGAGACAGTTTTAAGTGTGCGAAGTATGGAAACAACACTTGGTATCGCTTTGATGGAAATAAGTGGTGTGAAACAGATCATGGTGTAGCGCTTCTGAAACTGTTGTCTGAAGATGTCCGTAAGCAGTTCAGAGAAGGTGAAAAGCAAATGATTCAGATGGCTGAAAATGCAGGTGCGTGTATTTGCGAAGGGAAGAATGTGAATCCTAATTGTGAATCTTGTAAGCATGATACTGAAAAGATGAAGTACATCTCTATGCAGATCAAGTTGAAGACTTGTAAGTTCACAGAGAACGTGATGAAGATGAGTCGATTGCTGTTCTTGGATGAGGACTTTGGAAAGAAGTTGGATGAGAACAAGAATCTGATTGCCTTTGCAAATGGAGTCTTTGATTCATCCACAATGGAGTTTCGTCAGGGTCGTCCAGACGATTGTATCAGCTTCTCCACCAAAATCAACTATGATCCAGAACGAGAACATACGACCTATGAATGTTGGGCAGAGATTGACAAGTTCCTACACGACGTTCAACCTGATCCAACCGTTCGCAATTATCTAGTTCGTAGACTAGCAACCTGTTTGAGAGGTGGAAATGACGCTCAGAAGTTTCATATTCTCACAGGAGATGGTTCAAACGGCAAATCTATGTTGACAAACTTAATGAGTGTTTCTTTTGGAGATTATGCAGGTAAGGTTCCAATTTCACTTCTTACACAGGGTCGTGCAAAATCTGCTGCTGCAGCACCTGAAGTTCTTCATATGAAAGGTCGTCGATTTGTGACTACACAAGAACCCGATGAAGCAGTTCCACTCAACACAGGATTGATGAAGGAGTTGGCATCTTGCGAGAAAATGGCGTATCGTGGTCTCTACAAAGACATCACAGAGTTTGAAATGCAAGCTCAGATCTTCCTCAGTTGTAATGAGAAACCCAAGGTCGGGGCAACAGATGGAGGTACATGGCGTAGATTGTGTGTTGTTCATTGGCCTTCCAAGTTTGTAGCCAATCCGACTGAATCACATCATAAACCTCTAGATGAGTCTATTCAGCAAAAAGTAATGAGTGAAGAATGGGCTACTTGCTTTCTATCCTATCTAGTTTCACTGTATCGTGAAGGCAATGGGTGGCGTAAACTCATGGCACCAGAGAAGGTTCTGGTCTATACCAATGAGTATCAGGAGGACTCGGATGCGATCGCACGTTTCATCCGTGAGTATGTTACACCTCTTGCAACGGGTGAAGTTGGAGAAAGTGTTACAACTGGAACAATTTATGCAGTGTTTCAACAGTGGAAGCGAACGAATGAGATCTCTAAGGGTTCAACTTCTGAACTCAAGAAGAGATTGGAAGGCACTTATGGACCACACCCTAGGAGCGGATGGACTTCCTTCCGGTTCGATACTTCTTAGATTGATAACGCTTAGAACCCTTGCGACCCGACCGTGTTCTGCGTCGACGAGCGCCGGTGATAGACGGATCTGCTGTTGCAGGAGGAAGAGATGAGACAGTTTGAGTTTCGGGTTCAGTTTTTCCCCATGATAAAGGATTGTACCAAACCATTTGATTTATTATAATCTTACCAATTTTTTAAATGGGCAAGAAGCTGAATGTGGTCTTAGACATTGACAATACATTTGTAGAATTTACCTTCAAGAAAGATGGAAAGTGGGATGCACTTCCGGAGACTGAACGTAGCAAATATAAGTTCAAGAATGGGTTTATTCTTCGTCCTCACTTTCATACGTTTTTCAAAAGTCTTAAGGGTCTCGTAAAATCCGTTAACTTATGGACTTGGTCAGACATTGACTACGCAAACGGTGTCGCAGAAATGATTACTGCTGAAACAGGATGCCCTATTCAAAACGTATGGTGTGATACAGATGCAGAAGCTTCAGGCGAAGAGACTGGTAATAGCAAGGATTTGAACTATCTGTGGTATACTAAAAAGATATTCCAACCTTGCGATACAATCATCATCGACGATCTTGCATCCAATTCTACCAATCCATCCAACTATCAGAATGGAATCTTGCTAAAACCTTTTGCTTTGTGGGGACGTGTTAAGAAGTCTCAACCCTATGGACCCTATCAAGACCTGTCGGAAGACGACACACTCTTGAAGGTTTTGGAGGAGTTGAAACGATTAGAAAAGGATGAAAACGTGTGCGCAGATGGAAAGGAAGAAACACCGCCGTTAGAAGATGCACTACGGATTAATGTGAGTGGAGGAAGAAGAAGGCGCCGCAAAATTACTCGACGCGCTTTGCGCCGATACGGGACAAAACGTAGGTCCTGAGGAGTCCAATGGTAAAAATGACCAAGATGAAGGAGACGACGAGGTTGACGAACGCAACTAAGACCTCACCGACCTTGAGTGTGATTCCACCCATGGAGAGAGTGAATGAACCAACACCCTTGCCTGCTGCTGCGGCAGGGGCGAGCAATGGGGTGAGGATGTCCTCAGAGAGAGACTTGAAGAACTCTCCAACAACACCTCCGAGGTAGAACGAAGCGGTCAAAATTATGATGTCGCGTGAATCAAGCATATTTATTAAGAACCACATACTTTATTTCGTAAAGACAATGGACACTCGCTTCTGGGGGCCGAGTTCGTGGCAATTATTTCACTTGATTGCGTTTACTTCAAAACATCCCGACGACGTCCTGAATCAGATGAAAGATGTACTTCCCTGTAAGTTTTGTAGACAATCCACAACTGAGTATGTTCATGAACACCCTCTTCGCGGCAATCCTGGTAAGTGGTTATATGACCTTCATAATCGAGTGAACCATAAATTGAGAACTCAATGCAAAAACGACCCTGCAGTCTTAGATCCAGGACCTGATCCAGAGTTTGAAGATGTCAAAAAACACTATCTTGCATTGAAACCCACCGCCGTTCCAGGTGGCGACTTTCTAGGATCCATTTCTGCAAACTATCCTGAAGAACCCGAATCCGAACAGATGGCAACGCAACGGACCTTTTTGCATTCATTGAGTAAAGTCTACCCATTTTCTAATCTACAAAAGGTATTTGAAACATATGTGAAACAAAATGAACCTACGTTGGATTCACGAAAGTCCTATATGAAGTGGATGCATGGATTACTTACGGTATTGTCCCGAGAAACTGGAACATCTATGCCAAGTTTCAAAGGGTTTGCTCACCATCTTGCGTATTACAGGAGCGGTTGCTCCAAAAAGACGTATCATGGAAAAACGTGTCGCAAACTCTCTGGAGGTGGAAGAACCAAATCCAGAGACCATGCGAAGACGTTTAGAGTTGCTCATAGTAAGTTACTTTGATTTAGGTTTCGTGAACGCTTGAACGGTAAGACGTGCATGCTTTGCTGAATATACTTCGGGTCTTTTTTCACGGGGTCTTTTTTTACGTTCTTGTCGTGTTTTAGGTGGTTCGTCCATTTGAATCTATTATTCTGACGCACAGAAATCCGTTTTAATACATTCCATAACCCATTCCCTTCATTTCATCCATTCCACCCTTGCGTGACTTGCGACCCTTGCGAGTCTTTCGGCGACCACCGACTGACGCTGGACTTAGAGGACCCGTGGACAAACTAGCGGAAGGTGTGACCTCAGCGCCGCCCTTGTAGGTCTTCTTTGCCATCTTGAGAATGTCACCGAACTTCTTTCCCTTGTGCGACTTCATTGTCTTCTTAACATGCGTCAACCACTTATTTGCTCGTTTAGCGCCACCAACTTCAGACATTTATTAAGAAGTGAAGAAGTTATTGTAGTCCCGCCGATTTTTCAACGAACCCCGGCGTGTTTCCAAATAGAATCCATTGGCAACCATACGCAGTTGCTACTTCAGGATTAATACCCTCTTTTCCAAACACAGGGTCGGGTGTGACCAATGTGATGGAATTACGATTAAATGAAACCAGTTCAGAGTATTCGTGTGGATGCACCGCTTGACCAAATGTCAGGCGACGTAAAGTTGAATCCGTCCACGATAGATTGACTAAGTCACCCAATTCAGTGCCTTGAATTCCACCTGACACTATAATCAGTTTATCCGCAAGTAAATCCAATTCCATACTTTGCAAGTCAATGTACTCACGAGGAACCAAATGACGATGAACGGTTGTCTTCAAACACTCTGCTGCCTTATTTAACGTCACTGAGTTAGTCGTATGAGGAACAATGGACAGAATAAATGGAAGACGATTAGGGAACGCTTGAATTAAAGCAACACAAACTGAATCAAAGGTCCAGTAATCATATGCATAATCGTATCCTTGGTTTAGTGGATTTTTAGACACAACTGGGTTTCCATTCTCATCTGCATAGAGATGAACTTCTAATAATCGTCGACCCGATTGAATCACACTGTCTGCGTCTTCGTAGATACCTCCTCGCACAACGTAATCACACAATCGTTTAGAAATGGAAGGTAGTTTTACTTCTTCATCGGTTATTTCAGTCCACGCTACATATCCTACAAGTCCCAAAAGAGAAAGGGCAAGTACAGTCTCCATATCTTTCTACTCGGATGTGTTTTTTGGAATTTTAAACAAGAGACCACGGAACCCATTGATTACGTCATCTGGAATTCGCTCTTTCATAGGAATTTCCATTAAACACGCTTGGTGGAAATACAAACAATACATTCCACATTCAGAATCCTTGAATTGATGACGTGTGGCATTAAAGGTCATCTTCATAGGTTTAGATTTGCCAGTAGCGTCCCATTGAGACTTCCATCGTCGCATTAACTTTTTGATTTCAGGTTCGGGTTGGTGAGCATAGGAATCAAAATAGGTGATGCGTGGATACTCTAATTGCGGACGAATATCACAAAATAAGGCAATCCAATGTTCTCCTGGACCATCGTGTGGATCTGTATTGAAAACAATACCAATCTGATCATATTTCTCTGAGAGTTTGACAAGATTCATGGAACATAATGCACTTACAATACATTGATTGGTTTCGGATTTCAAATCAAAGTCAATCGGAATACATCCTACGAAAAAGTATTTGGGAAACAAGTTTGTAAAGTTCTTTTCAACCCGATCAATGTCATCGGACGATAACCATTCATATCGGTTCACAG